GGTACATCTGCTATTTCTCTAGCCTCATCTATTAATCTAACAAAATCTAAATCCATATTTTCTCCTGAACCTGTATCGTCAGGACTGTCAAATTCAGATAAGTCAAAATATATTATTTTTCTAGGAAGCACCTTGTTTCTATCAAAGTCGTAGTAATGTTTACTATGACCTTCCTTGCCCTCTATACTTTTTTTTATAGCCATTTTGAGACTTTGAAGCATTTTTAGAATGAACACCTTTACGCTTTTTATTTTTTGTTTTAAGAAAAGAAAAAGATATTTTTTTAGCCATTATTCTCCGCCTTCTCCTGCAGCAACCCCTCCTTTAAATACAGCAACATATTCAATGTAAGATTCCGTAACATCAACCCCTTCGACTACATCTGTTTTTGCTTCAACCTTAGTTAAATCAGCTAAAGTAAAAGTGTCCCCCTCACATAAGAAATCCATATCATTACCCATAAGAACAAAACTACACCCTGCAGGTAAGTGAAAATAACCTGTCTTAGTTGCGCTAACATAAAGTTGAATTGTTACACCTACAGAACTATCAGTATTTGTTATTCTAAAGTAAGTAAATTCACTAATAACACCTGTACCCTTAACATCAGGAAGTGCAGCTTGATATTCAAATACAGATGTTAGTCTAGCGCTACTAATAGCCATCACTCTTTGGTCTACTTTTCCATTTCCGTCAAAAGATTTTGTTATATTATTTCCATAAGTAACTCCGTTTACGCTTATGTTTTCACTAATAGAAACACTAAGAGATGTTTGTTGTATTGTTGTTGCCATTTTTTATTTCTTTTTTGATAATTTGTAAAATTTGTAAATTGTAAAGCATATAGCGAGAGTTGTAGATATAAAAAGAAGTATTTCATTGCATTCTGCCAAACTCAATCCTAAAACACCACCATTTGCAATTAGCACTTCTGTTGTATCTTTCATATTGCTTTTCATTTTAACTCACTTGTCTATAACCTATTAAATATACTTTTAAATCTCTTGGAGCCTCTCCCTCTCCTATTGTTAAATTAACAACTACTTCATTATCATTTCCTAATTCATAGTCAGATATTACAACAGGAGTAGCAGCAGTTGTTGATGTTTTCTCTCCTGAATCTATTGTTAAAAGAGTAGAAAGTATTGAAACTCCTGACTCTTGTATGTCTACAGTAACTAAAGCCCCTGTAAACTGAACACTAGCCCTTACCTCTGTTAATCTGAAGTTATAAGGCATCCTAATATAATCAATATTATTGTTTGTAGCTAAAACATTGTCTAACCTTAAAACAAATGTTTGTAGTGGGTAAACCCAATCATAATTACCTGTTTTGTCATTATATGTTATCCCACTTTTTTTAGCTATAACCATATTGTTTTCAGCAAATTCATACCCTAAAGGATAATGCCTGTTAGGGTCTAATAAGTTTTTATGTTCGTTTGCAGCCATATTTATATTTTAACAATCATTACAATTACCATTACAATTACATCTATTATAGTTGTTACCACAACTTATACACCCATCAACACCATCATACCCATATATACTATCATAGAATATCATTCCGTGATTTTTATATGTGTCATTCATACTATTAGGCTTGTTGTTTTCAAATGTTGGATAATTACCATCCTCATCTTTTGAGTTTAAATAATCCATCATATCTCCTGCAAAAATTTCAGCTTTTCTATATGTGTCTTGCTTAAAAGCATTATATGTTTCTTGATTTATAATTCTTGAAAATTCATCAAGATTATTAACAACACCACTAGATGTTATATTACTCATAATATCATTAACAACTTCAAACCTAACAAACCAAGAAAGACAATCCTCTAAATAGTATTGCATAAACTCTTGATTCTTAACACTTAAGGTTCCTGCATCGTGTTCTGACTTTAATTCAGCATAAAACTTTTCTCCTAGCAAAGGTCTTATGTGGGCAAGTTCTGCTAAAACAATAGTATTTTCAGACACCAAAACAGGGTCAGTATTTTTATTAGTAAATGTCTTATCAATTACCTCTCCTGCAGATACTAATGTAATATATTGTTTAGTGTTTGCCATTATCTATTGTTCTAGTGTTACTGATTTTTCATCCTCTATCTCTCCGTCCCCATCATCATCTCTTTGGGTAACTATAATTTCTCTATCTGCAACAAACATATCTCCATCCTCTAGCATAGGTAAATCCTCGTCTATTAATGCTCTTTGTTCGTTTATAGTCATAACCTCTCTAATATCTACATCATTAGCATAAGAGATAGGCGGCTCATAATGTATTTTTAAATCTTTAGGGTCATAGCCCATTTCATTATAAAGAACTGTTCTAATACCATTTAACAACAACTCAGAAGTATCTCTAATTACTGTTGTCATTACTAGGTCATAAGCAATTCTAATTTCACTTCCTGTATTATTCATTTTACCTGAACTAACAATACCTGAAAGTGATGGCTGCCATCTATTGGCAGTTATTATATTTTGGTCAGTTATTTTTTGTAAATCAATCCAACTTCCTTCTTGGTCGTCTTTTATAACCTGAACATTGGCAGGAGATGTGTCTCCGTTTTTTACAATAAATAATATCTTACCATTATTNCCCTCTNCTACAAATTTNTTNTGAGCCTCTTTAACCATTTTTTGAGCCTCTTTTTCTCCCATATCTCCATTTATTTCTACAATAGCAGAAGGTTGAAAACCATTTAAGAACTTATGATGATTCCACTTTCCTATCTCATAATCAACACATATATGCTCTAGTGCTGCTACATAATCAGGAAGTCCATAAAAATTAAATGTAGGTTCGTAATCTTTAAAGTGCATTACGAATTTATTATGTGCTACCCTAGGGTAAATAGGTAGTCTTTTTATTTTAGTATCGTTATTCCAATACTTACACCAATCAGAATTTACATAAACCTCTTTTTTAGATTTACTCATTCTAACTGTTGTTGCATCTAAATGATAAATATTTACACCTCCATCATATATAACGCATTCCATATAAGCGTTACCAAAAGTGTAATAATCATCTGCTAATTTTTTAAAAACATCTCTTAACGATTCGTGGTCAGCATTTACATCCTCTATAAACTTTCTTAAATTTTCATCCTCACAAACAAATTTTGCTCCACTTGTGAACACGGTTTTTTGAGCCAAAACACTTCTATGAGTAGATGATTTTCTTTTAAGTTCTGCTAGATATTGAGGAAACAAATTATCATCTCCAAAAGGAACCCACTCGTGTGGAAGGTTCTTGATGTTTTTTGCTTCTTTTATGCTAGGAGGAACTGATAAATCAAATACCCCAAACTCAAAAGTATTATTTTTCTTTTGAGTCTTTCTTGTTGTCGCTACTTTTTTTGCTGACTTTATTGTCGCTTTTTTCATTAGATGATGTTTTCGTAATTAAATCTGTCATTCCCTTCTCCTCATATAAGTAAGCCAATTTTTCTTGAGTCGCTAACGACCAATTCACATAATCGCCTCCATAAAAAGTACTAGAAGTTCCCTCTTAAATGTTTTTTTGCTTTTATAAGTTGCCATATTTGTATATATTTTAAGATGTGGTAAATCTACCACATTTTTATTATTATCACAATCACACATATAAAAGATATGAGCAGGGAGTGTTAATAACCCCCTGCTTTATCTTAAAACTAATTACGAAGTTTGAGCTGTTACATCACCTGCTTGAACAGTTATCCCTGAACCTGCAGGAATATACTCAATCGGTAATTCAAACTGTCTTGCAGTTAATGTTACAGTAACTCCATTATCATCTGCATATGCTGCTCCTGAACCTCCTTCTATTGAAGTAAGGTTTGCATAAGTTTGATTTCTTAACCAAGGAGTTGCACCTGCTGCCTTGTTCTCATATTTATAAGACCAACCAACAAACATCATTTTTCCTGAGTTAAATTCAACTAATGCTACAGGACAAGCACTTTCTAAATTTGTAAGTTCGTGAAATCTTGCTCCATCAATATCAGGGATGTAGAAAGATAATGCACACTCGTAAGCAGTGCTTCCTCCTTCTTTTGTTCCTGTTATAGCTAAAGCAGCAGTTTCATTCTTGAACTCAAATCTAGCCCAATCTGCAGTCGTTGTAAAACTTGTTATAGAGTGTGTTGCATCTAAAGTTGTTGGAGATACAGTTGCTACATTACTTAAGTCTGTAAGTAATATCTGTCTAATCCCTCCTACTGCATTTAAGTCACTACAATCTACTAATAATCCTGAATCTATTGCCATTT